AATAAAAAGCCTTGTGATTTCTTCCTGTATTGCCCGGAAGTTGTCTGACTTGCGCAATGCAGGCTCCATACCCAGTTCCGCTGCAAGGTTCCGGTAAAAATCATTTGCTGTCAGTGAAGAAAGGCAGGAATACACCACTTGATACAGCGCCGGGTTCAGGGAGGATGCCCATGCCCTTATGGCAGTTGTCTTTCCCTTGCCGGATGCCCCGGTCAGGATGCCGAATCCTTTTAGTTTTGCCAGGTAATCCAGGCGGGTAACGGCTTCCCTGTGTTCTTTCGTCTTTATGAGTATCTCCTTGGAATTTTTTAGGAATGGGTTGAATTCCAGGCCGTAACGCGTGGTATAGTCAATGGCTCCAGGGTTCATGCTTGCTCACCGCCTTTATATAAATATATTTTTTTGCGTTTTACGGATGCATTTTCCTGCTTGTCCAAAAGCCGGACTGGGGTAAGTGTGCCATCCGCTTCCACTATAAAAACCTCTTCCATGTCTGGTGAATACCGGAGTGTGATGCGCTGCCTTGCAAACCGGCAATCCACTTCGTATTCCACCTGCCCAATGACAATGACGCTATCCGCAGAAACGCGCCGTTCTATTTCAAGTAGAAAAAAATCTGAAATTTCCCGCCCGGTGAGCCGGCGGATGCATTCCGGCTCGGAAAAGAATCTCTCCTGCGGGGACTTCCCCTTAAGGGATGAGTGGGCTGTCTGGTTGTAGTTGTGCACATAAGCCAGAAGATTTCCGCGCAATTCGTCAAGGGTATTGAATCCACTGATGTCAAGGGACGCCAGCCACTGGTCCTTCATGGTGCGGAACCACCGTTCAATTTTTGCTTTCGCAGTCGGCGTATACGGCTTGCAGTAATTCAGCGCAGAACCGATGCGGGCGGCAAGCAGCTCCATCTGCTTATTTTTATAAGAACTTCCATTATCGAAATTAAACGTCTTTGGCCGGCCATACTTTGCCACTGCTGATTTCATGACAGACATCAGGTTCACAAAGTTATCATGAAAAAACACATCAACGCCAGTTATGAACCGGCTTGCGTCATCAATCAGTGCAATGACATAGACCCGGCGCTTCTTCCCATCCGGTGTTCTCAAATAAGGGCCCGCACTGGAATCGCCGCACCAGACCTCGTTGATATGCGGCCTTTCATAGCGGCGCATGTCCCGGCACGCTGTATGTTTTTCCTGGAATTCGATCTGGTTGATGAACCGGTTGATGGTAGCTTGGGACACTTCACCGTTCCGAATGCTGCCATCCTCTTTCAACTGGCGAAAGATTGCCGCGGCGGACATGCGAGGATAGTTGTTTTTCAGATACCTGACCTGTTCCTGCAGTGCATCATCCAGCCTGCGCGGCTTACCGGCATCGTTACGGCCTGCGGGGAGCAGCGTTTCAAAGCCGCCCTGTTTGTAGGAACGGTACCATCTCTCGATTGTAACGGGTGCAAAATGCCGGAGTGTTCCATCCGGGGCGGTGACTCCTTTGGCAGAAACATCGCGGAAAAATGCCTTCAGGGACGGATAGTCTTCTTTCAGGCCGGTGACCAGAGGTGCAATTGCGGAATAACGCATGAGGGCGATATCCTGTTTTCTTTCCTTATCCATAGTCATGGATGCCTCCTTTTCTTGTTTTTCTATAGTATAAAGAATGGGGCAGGGCGTGTCGTGTAAGGTTATGTTGGTCTTAAAAAGAGGACGTTGGGAGTTCTTTTTATCTGCATGAACTGGCGGTTCATAAAGGAAAAGCATGCTGTCACAAGGATGCGGAGGGGATGGAAAGGGATGTCAGCAGCCAGCAGAACCTGTTTCCAATGCTTTTTAAACTGGCGGAGAATGGAACGAACGCAGCTTTCATCAATCAGTGGGTTGCGCTCCATGACAGTGGCAGGGCATCCTGAAATAAGGTCCGTCTGGTCTTTCAGCAGGGTACGGGAATACGGAACAATTTCCGAAAGCAGCAATGCGTGGGTGGATCTGCATTCGCTGCAGATCACCCTGCGGATGTGCAGTTCCACCAATTCCCCATCCTGTTTTACAGCCCGGGCATCCCTGCCATAAAAAGCCAAGCGGGCGGCTTTGCCGCAGCATGGGCAGGAGAGCTGGTGCAGCTGGAGGCTGGAAATCAAGTCGTCATATTTTTTTTGTGAAATGGGATTGCAAGAATCAACAAAAATAGTTATCATAAATATAAGCGTATGGGTTGCATATGCCGCGAACTATACAAAGACCTGCGGCATTCCCCAAGCGTATGTGATACAGCAGGAAGCCAAACTTTGGTCGGGGAGGTTCCTGCTGCTATTTATTTTACAGTTACACAAGAATGATAACAGAAGGCACAGCATAAAACAATCTGCTGCAAAATGTAACAGATTAATTTATGCTGTGCCTTCTGTTATTTTGACTGAAATTCAAAAAAACAATCCTAATTAATCTATCGAATAACATTTTGGCTCGCCGTTCTTGAAAGCCGAGCTGCCGGAGAGGTTCTTCAGCAGGATTTTCCGTTCCCCCTTGTATTCCGCCCCGATGAAGCCGAGCCGGAGCAGGAAGCACCGGAATGCGTACTTTTCGTTATCCGCAGGCTTTTCCTTTGCCGTGATGCGCTTCTGGTTCCTCGCCATGTCGCAGAGGGCAGTAATGAAATGGGTGTAGGCTTTCACCGACTCGCTGTCCTGTCCCTCCGCGAACCATGGGAAGGAAACTTTCTCCCCGTCCGTCTCAATCGGGAGGCTGTCAACCGCCAGCGCCTTTTTAATCAGGCTTCCTTTTGCGTCCACCAGCTTCCGCAGGTTCTCCAGCGCGGCATCCGTGAAGGATTCCCTCGGCATTGCCACCGTAAGCCCCAGATCCGCCCCCTGCGGCGCAGTTTCCGGCTCCTCTGCATGGTTTTCCGGCTCTGCGGTTTCTTCCTCCGTGCCGGCTTCCTGCGCCGTTTCTTCGGTTTCCTCCGCAGTGAAGCCTGCGGCCGCCAATGCTTCCTTTACCTTTTCTATTGTCCTGCTGTCTGTGCGTTCATCCCATGCCAGTGTCCCATCCCTGCTTACGGTAATGTTGCTGATAGCGTAGGCGCAGGTCGGCATCCTCATATAAACCGCCCTCATTCCAACAACCCCGGAAATGACCTCCACCATTTCCTTCCGCTTTTCTCCTGTTACGTTGTACCTTGTTTCCATTGTGTTTCCCTCCTTCGTTTTTCGGTACTACATTAATCACTCTAAACCGCAGGAATAGCAAGCAGTATGTGAGAAAAAATGTCACAATAAAAAGTCCGGGAACTGTGCGTAATACACAATGCCCGAAAGCACAAAATAAACATTCGGCAGCGCGACGCCGTTGCCCCACATCTTATATTCAGCGGAATCCGAATGTGGGTCTTTCAGCCATTTGATGATCTGCTTATCGGTCTTTGGTTTGGTGGAAGTCCCCGCAATCCTCCTGTGGGCCTCAAAGACCTCCCGCCAGAACGCCAGGTCATCTTCCGTGGGTTCCTCCGTCCCAAGACCGCTGCACCACCAGTCCGGGAAGCCCTGCAGCCTTGCACACTCCGTTGGCGTCAGCCTGCGGACGATATACTCCGGCTCCATAATATGGTAGTCCCCGCTGAACGCCTCCTGGTTGCCGAGCCACTGCTTGGAGCCCATGCTTGCGGAAAGTGTGCCGAACACCTCCTTGCCGGATGCCGTCTGTACATCATTGATGACAGGCGGGTCTTTATAATCTGTAGCCACCAGCGTATTTGCCAGCTCCTTTTCCGCCCGCGTGAAATGGGAATTCTTGCTTGTGCAGTAAGTCGGGTACGCCACCGCATGGTGGTCCGTGGCATTCAGCGTGAAGGAAACATCCTCATTCACCCCGCTGCCCTGCGGCCCGTTCTTATCGTCCCTGCCGATCATGGAGCCCTGCACCGACACCACGGCAATGCCTCCCTGGTTGCAGGAGGGATTCCCGCCGTTCCCGTCCAATGTCCGGGAAGTGTCCGCCTCATAGAATCCGCTGTGCGGGTTATCTGACTTCATGGCATTGCTGTCTTTGGAGCAGATGCCGTATGCCTGCACCACCAGCTCATTGCAGCGGCTCTCACCCACATCAAAGGTGTTCAGCGTGTTTGCCACCTTCCCGTCCTTCCAGGTCGGCGCATCCCCTTTGTAGTGGGCGCGGCACCCCTTGCAGAAAGGCACGAACACCGTCTGGTCATTGTTGCAGGAGAGAGTTGCGGATTTGTCATCCTGTATGATCGCCCCTTTGCCGCCGCCCTCACAGCCGGAGCGGATTTTCAGCGTCTTTGGCGTTTCCACCACGAACGGCTGGTTATTGCCGCCCATGCCGTAGGTGGAGCTGACCGTAGGCGCCGTATCCAAAGGCCCCGTGTATCTCGTATCCTGCGAATGGTTCTCATAGAGCGCCACCGCAGCCGGGACCGTCCCTGCACGGAGCGTGGGCGAGGTTTCCTCCTCATACCCGATCCCACGCGCCTTTGCGGAATGCTCCGTGCAGAAACCGGCCGATTCCAATACGCACGGGGGATGGTGCGCCTCTGCCCGCAGGGTGCAGGTCACGTCATCCGTCACATCCATCCGCTGCCCGCCCTGGTCGTTTAAGCAGATGCCGCCTGCCGCTCCAGTGCAATCCGCAGCACCTCCGGCAGCTCCTTGCCACGCACGGAAGCCCTCCGCAGAATACCCAGACACGCCTTCGGACTCAAATAATACCTTTCCGGCACTCCCGCCTGCAAAATCTGCGACAAGGTAGATTCGTTTCCTACGTTGGGGGATTCCCCAAAATTGTGCGTCAAGGACGCGCCATGCGAGGGAAAAGCCGTCTGCCACGATGCTTCCGGCATTCGCCCACTTCCCCTTTGGAGGTCCAGGAACAGGAATATCCCCGCCTTTGACGGAGCAGACCGCTTCGAGGACTGCTTTGAAATCCTCCCCTTTGTTGGAGGAGAAAGCGCCGGGGACGTTCTCCCACACGATAAACCTTGGATATTTTCCATCTGTTGCACACCTCATTTCCTTTACGATTCGTATTGCCTGGTAGAACAGGCAGGACTGCTGCCCGCCAAGCCCCGCCCGCTTGCCGGCCACCGACATATCCGTGCAGGGCGAGCCAAACGTGATGATGTCCACCGGGTCAATCCCTGTGCCATCCACCGCAGAAATATCTCCCAGGTGCTTCACAAACGGCAGCCGCTTCGTGGTCACACGGATGGGGAACGGCTCAATCTCCGATGCCCACAGAGGGGTGATGCCCGCAAGCAGCCCGCCCAAAGGGAAACCCCCGGAGCCGTCAAAAAGGCTGCCGAGGGTCAGGCGGGAATCCGCAGACTGCGGATTTGGTGTGTCTCCGCCGCAAGAGCCAGGCTCCCTGCTATGGGTATACATAGCGTCTGCATTCATTCCGTCTCCACCTCCTTCACCAGTGCAGAGTATGGGATTTTCTCTTCACCGCGCACCACATACACATTCTCCGAATCCCCGGTATCCTCCACATACCTCCGCAGGATGACGGATGCGTACTTTTCATCCAGCTCCATCATGTGGCAGATGCGGTTCGTCTGCTCACACGCCATCAGCGTGGAGCCGCTCCCTCCGAAAGTGTCCAGGACGATGGCGTTCTCCTGGGAGGAATTGCTGATTGGGTAGCCGAGCAGGTCGAGCGGCTTGGAGGTTGGATGGTTCTTATTCCGCTTGGGCTTGTCATAGTTCCAGATGGTGGTCTGCTTCCGGTCGGAATACCACGGGTGCTTGCCGTTCTTCAGAAAGCCGTACAGCACAGGCTCATGCTGCCACTGGTAGTCCGAGCGCCCAAGCACCAGCGAATTCTTCACCCATATGCACACCCCGGCAAGGTGGAACCCTGCATCCACGAAAGCCTTACGGAAATTCAGCCCCTCCGTGTCCGCATGGAACACATAAGCCGCGCCGCCGCTTTCCAGATGCTCCACCATGCACAAGAACGAATTGTACAGAAATGTGTAGAATTCATCCCCCTTCATGCTGTCGTTCTGGATGGTCAGCCCGCCGGAACTCTTAAAGGAGACTCCATAGGGCGGGTCCGTCACGATGAGGTTTGCCTTCTTCCCGTCCATGAGCGCCGCCACATCCTCCGCACTGGTGGCATCCCCGCACATCAGCCTGTGCCTGCCCACCGTCCAGATGTCGCCCCGCTCCACGAACGCCGCTTTCTCCAACGCTGCGGAAAGGTCGAAATCATCATCTTTCACATCTTTTTCACCGTCCCCGGCAAAGAGGTCTGCAATCTCATCCTCACCGAAGCCCGTAAGGGATACATCAAAATCCGCGCCCTGCAGACTTTCAATCTCAATACGGAGCAGTTCCTCATCCCACCCGGCATCCAGGGCCATGCGGTTGTCCGCAAGGATGTAGGCTTTTTTCTGCGCCTCCGACAGATAGTCCACAAACACACACGGGACTTCCGTGATCCCTTCCTCCTTCGCCGCCGCAATCCTGCCATGCCCCGCGATGACATTGAAATCCCGGTCGATGATGACCGGGTTGATAAAGCCGAACTCCCGCAGGGATGAGCGGAGCTTCACAAGCTGCTCCGGCGAGTGCGTCCGCGCGTTATTCACATACGGCACCAGCTTCCCCAAAGGGATGAGCTGCATCTCGGTTGTCGTTTTTCCCATTTTTATCTACACTCCTTTCCTTGCGCGGAGCAGCCGCTCCATCACATCATCCTGGGGCGTGTTGCCCTGGAATTCCACCGAGCAGTTCTCCTTCACGATCTGGTATATCTGCATCCAGCAGTAATTGGTCTGCTTCATGTAGGACTGGCTCATGGTGACATAAGGGGAGGCAATGGCGGCTCCCGTGGTCGGGTGCTTCGCAAGGAAGCCTGTGGAGGACACGATCTCCTCGCACTGAATCCACCGGGACACGCTCATGGCGTACTGCTCCACCATCTGCACGGTGACCAGCTTTTCACATCCCCTCGCTTTCAGCCAGACATACGTTTCGTTGTAGACTTCCTCCGCCACCAGTTCCCGCCCGCTTTTCTGCGGGGATTTCAGGAAGTCCTTCACGGGCGGCACATCCATGCCCTCCAGCTCAGCGGGTTCCATCATGACTGCCGCTGTTTTCCCCTCACTGATCTTCTCCGTGAGCGCCTTTGGCTTGCGCCCCGCCCCCGTCCTCGCGCCGCCGCGGTTGCTGCCGTCTTTTGCCACTGTTTTCACCCCGTTTCTTTGATTTCGTTTGAAAAAATGCTGCGGAAATCAAACGCCGCAGCACCTTAAAAAGCCTATGGAATACGGAAATCCAGGGGCGGGCAATCCCCCGTTTGATTTCCGGTTTTTATGCGTGTGACCCCACGCCCGTTCCACAGAAAATATGCTGTAGAGATTCCGACCGCCCCTCCGGGTCAGCAGAAACCTCCACAGCATAAATCAACACAGCACTGATTCCCATAAAATAAATTAATGCTTATGCCACCTGTCACCGCGCTCCGCATGAATCCTTGCATGGCACGGCTGGCACAGCGACACAAGGTTTCCCTCGTCATGAGTGCCGCCCTCTGCCAGCGGCAGCTTGTGGTGTACCTCCTCCACAGGATGCAGCAGCCCTTTCCTGTAACACTCCTCACAGAACGGGTGCTTTGCGGCGTAGCGGTCACGGATTCTCTTCCAGGCACGCCCATACCTACGGCGTACAGCCGGGTCACGGTCGTACTTCTCGTAGCGGCGGTTCTCCTGTTTCTCATGCTCCTCACAGAACCTCCCGTCCGTCAGCTCCGGGCATCCGGGGAAGGAACACGGCCTCTTCGGTTTCCTTGGCATCTGCCTCACCTCCTTCGGGCATAAAGAAAGCCCCCGCAGGGCTGTTCCCACGAAGGCCGGCTGTCTTTATGCAGTTTTCGATGATAACAGTGTACCACGTCCAATATGGAAAATCGTCCGCGATTTTGGACATCAGCTTTTCCCATACAACAGCGTGACCAGTTTCTGAAGGGCGCGGTTCTTTTTCTTATATGCGGATGTCCGCTCAATGTGGAAACGGTCGCAGATGTCGTAAACGGAATCCGTCTGCCTCTCCTCATCGGAATAAAAGGTTTCCAGCACATACCGCTCATCCCCGGAAAGCTCCTCCCATGCCGGAAGGAACCATGCCATATATTCTGCCGCCTGACGGTAACGCTCCTTCAGCACATCAATCTCCTCGATGCCCTTTATCATCCTGTCCTCCACAGCATGGGGATTGTGCGTGCGGGGCATTCCGTCAGACTGCGGGCTGCTGACGCCGCCCATCTTCTCATATGCCGCCTTTATCTCATCATCCGTGTGTTCGATGATAAATTTCATATTGCTGTAATCCTTCAGCGCATCCACGGCCGCCGACCGTTTGTCAAGGTACTTCCAGATAATGCTCATAAGCCATGCCTCCAATCAAAATATATTTGCTTCCCCCGGATTTTCAAAGATTGTCATTGATTTTCATTGATTGGCTCTGATTTGCTTTTTGACTGGAGGCGGCTCTCCCCGCCTATATCTTAAGGTCTGCTTTCACCGCATCGATCAGTGCGGCCTGCGTGGTGTCCTTTTCGGATAACGCCTTCATGATCCGCTCGTCTATGGTGCCCTTGGCGATGATGTGCTGCACCACCACGGTTTCCGATTGCTGCCCCTGCCGCCACAGCCTCGCCACCGTCTGCTGATATAATTCCAGTGACCAGGTAAGGCCGAACCACACAAGGGTGGAACCGCCAGCCTGGAGGTTCAGGCCGTGTCCGGCGGATGCCGGGTGGATCAGCGCCACCGGGATCTCCCCGGCGTTCCATTTCCGGATACTGCTGTCCGTGTCCAGCCGGGAACATGGGATTTTCAGTTTGTGCAGCCGTTCCGTGATGCGTTCCAGGTCATGCCGGAACCAGTATGCCACAAGCACCGGCTTGCCGTTTGCCGCCTCGATGATGTCCTCCAGTGCGTCCAGCTTCCGCTCATGGATGGCGACCGTCTCCCCGGCATCCGTGTAGATTGCGCCGTTTGCCATCTGCGACAGTTTCCCGGAAAGGGATGCGGCGTTGGCGGCTGTGATATCGCCGTCCGGCAGCTGCAGGACGAGGTCTTTCTTCAAATCCGCATAGTGCGAATCCTCCTTCCCGGAAAGATACACCGTGTATCTGGAATTTATCAGTTCCGGCATCTGCAGGTGGTCGGTGGACTTCATGGAAATCGTGATGTCGGATATCTTGCCGTATATCTGTTTCTCCGCCCCAGGCAGCGGCTTGTAGGAGAACACCACCTGCCCGTTCTGCTTATCCGGCCGGAAGTAGGAGGTGCGGTACTGCCCGATGAACCGGCCAAGCCGCTCCCCCATGTCCAGCAGCCGGAACTCCGCCCACAAGTCCATCAGTCCGTTGCTGCTCGGCGTGCCAGTCAGCCCCACGATGCGCTTTACTTTCGGTCTGACTTTCATCAATGCCTTGAACCGCTTCGTCTGGTGGTTCTTAAAGGATGACAGTTCATCAATCACCACCATGTCGAAATCAAACGGTATGCCGCTCTCGGAAATCAGCCACTGTACGTTTTCACGGTTGATGAGGTAAATATCTGCTTTCCGCTTCAGTGCTGCCAGCCTCTCCGCCGCCGTTCCGACCGCCACGCTGTACTTAAGCCCCTCAAGGTGGTCCCACTTTTCAATTTCCGCCGGCCAACTGTAAGAAGCTACACGGATCGGCGCTACCACAAGCACCCTGTGGATTTCAAACCTGTCAAACATCAGGTCGTTGACTGCCGTCAGCGTGATGCTCGTTTTCCCTAATCCGCAGTCCAGGAAGATGGCGGACACCGGATGCGCCTCAATGTATTCTGCTGTAAATTTCTGGTATTCATGTGGACTGTATCTCATCAATCATCCCTCCGATCTGCGACTCGTCATCCAGTACATACACTTTAAATCCCAACTGCCGCAACAGCCTGTGCCGGGAAAGCTGCAGGGGGCGGGGCTTTTTCCCAGGAGCCTTTACCTCCACGAACGCCATTTTCCCATCCGGGAGAAGTGCCAGTCTGTCAGGCACCCCATCAAAACCGGGCGATGTGAACTTTACTGCCAAGCCCCCGGCGGCCTTGACTGCCGCCCTGAATTTCTGCTCTATGGTTTTCTCTCTCATGCAAATGCCTCCAATCCCTTTATTTTTCAAGCATTCCAGGCTTTCGGGTGACGGTCGGTGACACCCGTACCTAAAACTCCTCTATAAGTGATTTTTTACTGAAAAAACTGCCCTAAAGGGGGTTTATACCAAGACCATCACCGACCGTCACCCTTAAGCAAGTCAGTCCGCAAAATCAGTGGGTTTCAGGCGCATTTTCAAAATATATGCCCCGTCCTTTTTCTTCTGTTTTTTGAAACCCGCAGACTCCAGCGCATTATAAAAATCAGCCGTGCTTCTTGTATACTCGCCCGTCCTCAGACAATAGCTGCGGTATTCCTGGTAGACCTCCCCGGACTTCGCCGTGTAACCCGGCGCCATTTCACAGCACTCACTCAGGAAATGCCCAAGCCAGTCATTATCCTCCCGGTAGGATTTGATGGCTTCCTCCACGCAGGCCGGAGAAGGGATGTGGAAGTTACGGCTGATTGCCTTTTGCGCGCCCTCAATGATCCACGCCATGACCGCCGGCGCTGCCTCCGAAACGAGGAAATCGGCATAGTTCTTCACATCCCCCGCTCCCTCTATCCTGGCATGGAACGGGATCACGATTAAACGCCGCCATGTCCCAGGGTCATTCGCTCCCACCCTTGGCAGGTGGTTGGTATAAAGCACGAGGGTGTGACTCGGCGTAAAACTGAAAGGGTCTTTATATTTCTTCTCCGCAAAAATCTCATCCGTGGAACACATCTGCTTCACCACGGAGGTGTTCAGGCGCATCCCTTCCTCCAGCTCCGCAGCAATAATAAGCCGCTTGCCCTTCGCCTCGGCAAGTTCCGGCTTCACGTTCCGCTTGCACCCGACCGTGAGGGTGTCGGCGGACATATTCCCGCTGTAGGTCCCAAGCACACGCGCTATCGTGTTCCAGAAGGTGGACTTCCCGTTCCTCCCTTCCCCATAGGCAATGACCAGCGACTCCATGTAGACACGCCCCACCGCCGCCATGCCCACGATCTGCTGCACATAATCAATCAGCTCCTGGTCTTTGCAGAAAATAGTGTTTAAAGATTCCAGCCACAGTTTCTCCCCCTTGCCGCCGGGAGCTGCCGCCGTTATTTTTGTGATATAGTCCTCCGGACTGTGGTCGCGCTTCCCATCCAGCCCGTCCGGGAGGTAATAAGTGCCGTCCGGCGTGTTCAGAAGGAACCCGTCTTTATCCAGGTCAGACACGCTGATCTCCAGCATCGGCTTTGCCGCCTGCAGTGCGGAAACCACATACTTCATGTCCCTGCGTTTCATCACGAACGCCCTATACGCCTGGGCAGACATATACGCAAGGTAGGCGTCCATCTGCCCGCCGCTGATCTTCTTTTCCAGCGACTTGCCGCCGGAGGTGATGGCATCCTCCGAAATGCCGGTGTCCATGAGCGCCTGTTTCGTCCGGGCGATCTCATCCTTCGCGTCCGCAAGCTGGAGGTCTAAAAATTCCTCTGCCGCTCCCACTGCCTGCTGCTTGGACTCCACCCAATACTGCCCGCAGAAACGCAGGTAATCCGTGGCTGCCGTATAGCGCAGCTCCACGCCGTACTCCCTGGTCAGCACTTTCGCCTGCCCGATGTCCGAGTAATCGCCCGGTTTTAAGGACTCGCGCCCGAACTCGTCATTGTATGCGTCTGGGGCGACATACCCCTCCTGCCCCTGCACTTTTTCCGCAAAACGGCAGGCGCTCTGCCATATCATGGCAAGCTCCGCATCCTCAAGCGGCGGATTGCACTTATTGGCTTCGTCCATGAAAATCTCATGTGCCTTTTCCGTTGCACCGTACCGCTTCACCACGCGCCCCGCAAAATGGGACATGGTGGCGTTTCTCTGCCCCTGCGGTATTTCCCTGCCGCCCTGCGGCTTCACGATGCAGTCGATAGTGATCTCGCCCTCATGCCAGAGGATGGAATCCACAGGATGCCCGAAGATGAACCGTGCAGAATCCAGTGCCTTGGCGTCAAAAAACAGGAACTTCTGCTGTATGGCTTTCTTCAGACTGGCACACGCCTCCCCATCATGGATTGGATCATGCGGGAAGTACACATGGAACCTCGGCCTTGCGGACTTCCCCTCCTTCGGCTTCATGTTGTTCCGGCTCGGCACCACAACGAACGCCACATCCTTCCCGATTTTCTTATCCAAGTCTTCCGGATGAATCCAGTCCTCCGGGTTGTCGGAATGGGAATTGTCGCAGTCCATCACGTCCACATCGCAGGAGAGGAAGTTATCCCCGCTCCTGCGGCAGTTTTTGAATTCCGCACATACATGGTCAAATGCCATCACTTCCAGAATATCATCCTCATTGTCAACGACGCGCCTGTTGGGATAAATACTGTTCTTTGCATTGCCCCTGCAATTTGCCGTGTAAAATGTCATTTTCAAGATAATCCAACCTCCTCACAATTTTCTGTGAAATAGCGGACCGGCATATTCCTTTTTTCCGCTTTCTCAATCTCCGCCGCCATCCCCGTGGATATGGTTTTCCCGAACACCCACAACTGCTCACACTTCCCCAAAAGCACCAGCCCTGCGAACATCCCGATTGCCCGCTCCGCAGGCTTCCCGTCATCCAGGAACTGCGGAAAGAGCAGGTGCGGGGCGAACGGTATCGCGCCGTTCTTCACCGCAAACCTGCTGTACCGTCTCGCTTTCTGCGTGTTGCCTTCCGTATCCCCGGCAAACGGGGAGCATATATAGACAAGCGGCCGGCATGCCCACTTCGCCGCCTTTTCCTCCTTCCTGATCCCCGATAACGCCGCATGGCTCGTCGGGTCGCTGTATCCCTCGCTGTTATATCTGCTGATTCCCATCAACCATACCTCCATTCTGTCTGCGCTGGCCTTCCCGGACTGTGTCCGCAGGCTTATAAAACGGGCAGTCCCTCCCGCCAAAGTCATTGTCCTTTAAGCAGGTGCAGACGCCGCCCCTGTTTGCGAAACAGTCGCCGTGTGTCCTGCACCCCTGCATTGCCGCCCTGCTCATTCCTTCCCGCCTCCTGAAATCAATCTGATATTCCCCTCCATCCTTCTGCGGAGGACTTCCGTTTTGTTGAACTGCGCCCTCCAGTGCCTCCGCTCCGGGGTATCCGCAGGAAGCGCCTCCTCTATTTCTTTGTACATACCGCAGAGGGCAGTGTACCCGCCCGCCATCTCCCGCAGCTCCGAAAGCAGCTCCGCCCTTGCCTCATCAGAGCAGTATGAATTGATGAGCCTTGCGGCTTTCCTTGCCGCTGGCATCTTGCAGGGGAAGAACGCCTCAATGTTCAGCTCCATATATCCCGTCCCGTATTCAATCCTCAGCCGTTCCATCATGCACCCCCTGCCTAATCTTTCTGGTAAAAATCGCATTCGTAACCATCCGCACGGAGCAGCAGCCCCTTTGCCCAGGGCGGCGTCCTTCCCATCTGTTCACATACAGCAGGAAGGGACATCCTCCTGTCCGCCTCGATGATAATCTCATCATGGACGTGTGCCACAATCGCACAGTTCTTAAGCGTCTGCATGGCATAGCACAAAATATCCCGGCTGACCGCCTGCACGATGTTCTCCACGAACTTGGGGCCATAGCTTTCCAGCCGCTCCCATTTCTTTGTGCCGCCCACGCCCATGTAAGTGACGGACTCCCCGCCAAACCGGTTCTCGCCAATCCTCGGCTTCACATAGGCAAGCCTCCGTCCGGAGAAAAGCGTGATGAACAGCATCCCACTTTCATAGCTGAAGCGGATGCCGTGTGTTTCCGTTGGGATTCTCTTTTTGATGCACTCCTTCACCGCACGGTCAACCGCCCACCAGAAACTGACAATATTGGGATTTGATGCACGCCAGCTATCCACCAGCGGCTGTAGCTCATCTTCTGTCATCCCTGCCCCCAATGCACCCATTGCTTTCAATGCGCCAACTGCCCCTCCATATCCGCAGTTATGAACGAGTTTGCCCGATACGGTAAAACGGTGATGTTTTCCGGCATTTCGTATGTCATAAAGTCGAGCCTTGCACTGATGATACGCCAGTTTTTCCGTCTTTCGAACACTGCCGTTTCCGCATCCTGAATGATTTCTTCCCTGGTCAGTCCCTGGGAGAGTTTGCGGATCACCACGCTTCTTGCATAAGGCCAGTATTCCTGTGAGAAATGGCTGAGAACCGTGCAGCGTTTGTTGCTGTTGTTCACGGAATGTGTGGCAAACCGAAGATTCCCAGGAGCATAATCCTTGTCGTTGTTGATGCGGTCGATTTCCAGTTCCCTCTTTGGCAGCCCGTACATCTTTATCAAATAAAGCCCCGCCTCTTTCACGCTTGGGAACATGAATTTTATCCCCCGGCCTCCGTAATTGCGGTATCCGGGATCGTTTGGATTCTCGCACCTCTGTTTTGCCGCTGTCAGCCGTCGGTCCAGCCACAAAGGTATCTGCCTCGGCTGTGAACAGCTTTGGCATCCCTTTGATTTTCCGCTGCGGAGATTTGTAAGGCACTGCCACTGCACTGCCCCGCACCCCGTGCATCTTGTTAATACATAGCAGTGGTTCATCGCCCTGTTCCAGCGTTTTTCCGCACTGATGATCTTCACCCATCCGTACCGCTCGCCCACCATCTCCGGTTTGTATGAGATGTACGCCGCAGGAGGCGGCGATTCCAAACTGTACCGGCTCCGGTTGCCCCTCAATCCACACGAGGTGGTCGGGAGTTGCCCTGAGTCCCTCATATTCAATCACCTCACGTTCCCCTCTAAATACAACTCCTTCATGGCTTACCCAATTTTCTCCATCCCAAAGCCTGTGTTCCCTGGTTACTGCTTCAATCGGGATCAGCCCCTTATCTGTAAGGACAGGCTGCCCCTCTGCAATGCAGGCAAGTTCAGCCTGTTTCCCTTTCTGCCGCAGATGCCCGTTCACGCCGTGCTTTTCCACCGGCACATGGAACATCTGGCTTGCCGAGGCGCAGTAAATGTCACCGCCGCCCTCGAACACCTTGATCCGCCACCGCTCCCCGGCGATCCATGCGATCACCCTCGCCTCGATAGCGGAAAAGTCCGCCACGATGAACTTCCTCCCGTCCTGCGGCACGAAAGCCGTGCGGATCAGTTCCGAAAGCACCTCCGGCACGGAATCATATAAAATTTCCAGCGCCTCAAAATCACCGCACCTTACAAGCTCCCTCGCCTGTGCCAGGTCAGGCATTGTGTTTTTATATAAATTCTGCAACTGGATAATGCGCCCGGAGAACCGGCCGGTCCTATTGGCGCCGTAGAAGGCGAACATCCCGTGGGCACGGCTGTCTGCACACACTGCATTCTCCATTGCCTGGTATTTCTTCACGGAGGACTTGGCAAGCTGCTGCCGGAGCGTCAGCACCGTTTTCAAAGGTTCCGGCACCTTCTTCAAAAGCCCCGCCACCGCTTTCTTGTCAAGGGAATCCGTCTCTATCCCATTCTCTGAAAGCCACTGTTTCATCTGCTGCACGGAATTTGGGTTTTCCAGTTCCGTCAGTTCCTGCATGGCGGCTGACAGTTCTGACTTGGAACGGCCATCCATAGCGATTGCCTGTGTGACCATCTCCATGTCCACCCCGATGCCCCGGTCGTTTATTTCCTGGTCCTGCCGGTACTCCTCCCACACAAACTCCGGCACAGGGAATTTGGCAAGCCTCTGCTGTATCTGCATCTCTGCCTCCACATCACGGAGGTTATATGCCTTGAAGCGCTCCCATTTCTCCCGGTCATGTTCAGGCAGGTTCCGCGTCCGGCCGCCGTTCGCCTTGGTCGGCTTGCACGGAACGCAGAAATACCGGATCAGTTCTTTCCCTTCGGACAGCTTCTGCTTTTCCAGCCCAAGCACCGCTCCCACATCCTCCAATGACCGCGGAAGGCCAAGGTAAGCCGCCCACACCATAGTGCAGCGCCAGCTCCCAGGCTCAAACCATGTGCCGAAATAATTTGACAGGCAGACACGTTCAAAATTGTTGTTATAACTCCACTTGATGACAGAATCATCAGAAAGCGCCTCCACGATATCTGCAGGGATTTCCTCACCGCAGGCAAGGTCAACTACCTGCACATCCCCGCCGTCCACGCTGAACCCAAACAGCAGAATTTCAAAATCCGGGGAAGAAGCATACCGGTAAACGCCGCACTTGGACAGATCCACAGACGAAAATGTTTCTAAATCCACTCCTATAGACTTCAATTCCACCAGCTCCTTTCACCGCCTTAAGGGCGGCAAGGAAAAGGCAGACGCCCTCTCCCGCCACCCGGCGGCTGTGTCTCCGTTTATCTGGTTATGACAGGAAATCCTCCTCTTCCTCATCCGCAAAGTCATCCTCTGCGCGGGACCTGCCGCCAAGCGGCTCCCCGTCACGTATCTTCTGTAAATTGTTCAGCCCGCAGGCGATACCCTTATTCCCGTTGGAATTGAAAGCGTAAAAGTTGATGCTCGCCCTGCCGTACACGCCGCTGTACACCTCGGAATGGTCGAGGATCGGCTGACGGTCCGCATCCACGATGCCGGGAGCCGTGGAGCTGTTGGCATTGACGAAATAGGAATCCGCATAGGCTTCATCATCCGGGCGCTCCACATCCCCGTCACGCAGCGGGGTCTTCAGCACGGAAAGGGCAGGGACGCTCCTGCCATTCCCCTTCAGCTTTGCCTCGCCCTCGCGGTACGCCGCCTTGATCGCTTCCTCAATCTTGGCAATGGTCTTTTTATCCGACTTCGGGATGATGAGAGACACGGAGAACTTCGGCGTTCCCCCGTTGATTGCCTTCGCTTCCCATGCATTACAGTAACTCCACCGGGTGTTGGGGCCGGTAATTACCTTTGTTGGATTGTTGGCTGTGTTTGACATATGATTTTCCTCCTGACTATTCTTCCTTGAAATCTTCCTGTGCCGTGTTCATCTCTGGCCTCTTGTCACTCTCCGGGACTAACGCAGGCTTGCCCTGCGGCTTCTCCACAAGGCCCTTTAAAACCTGTGCGAATTTCTTCTTTCCAAGCAGCTTCTCCATTGCCGTGATGCCCAGCAGCTTTGGCTCATACGGGTCGAAGCCCGCCTTCTTCACGGTATCCGCCACTGCCTTTTCATCGGTGTACTTCCGGTTGGAGCGCCCTTCCACAATCTTGAACCCGGCATACTTCACACCGGAAAGCGCCTGCTGCAATGCAAATTCCTTCACATCCGCCGCCCATGCCGCCAGCTCATCCGCTTTCACGAGGATAGCCGCGATCTCGTCATCCTCCAGCGTGGCTGGCATCTCAAAGTCATACTTCGCAAGCTCCAAGTTGTACTCCGCCCTCTTCCTGCAGACCGCCTTCGCCTTGCAGAACCTGCAGTGTTCCCCCGCGCAGAACTCACCCTCCCCGGCATAGGCCAATTTCGCTTTCTCCTTAAGCTCTCCTTCCGCCCACTGGAGAAGGTCATCCTTTGCCATGGCATACACACTGACATTCTCCCGGCGCGGCTGATAGATTGCCATGCGGACGGCGTCAATGTCATAGATGCCGTCGAACAGCTCCAATGCGCCCAGGGCATACAGCATCATCTGCGGGTTCCCCTCGGCGGAGACCTCCACGCCCTTGCCGTGCTTGTAGTCGATGATATACAGTGTCCCGTCCGCAATAATGACGCAGTCTCCCGTGCCGAAGCCCTCCTCCACATACCGGGAGAAGTCCAGCCGCTGCTCGATCAGCACAACCGGGTCCCTGCATTCCTGTTTTGCCTCCTCCACCAGCGAGAGGACATATTCCGCATACCCGCAGGCGCATTCCTCCATCTCCTCATCGTAGAAGGAAAGCCCTGCGGTCGGGTCTTTGGTTTCCATGCCAAGGGACAGCTTCAGCTTGTGTTCGCACAGGCTGTGGGCATCGGTGCCCTGCTGCGCATATTCGCTGCCCGTATCCTCATAATTTTCACAGAGCCTTGCAGACGGCGGGCAGGCAAGCCACCGGTGGCTGGAGGATGCTGACAATAAAGCGTGTCTCCCCATCACAGCACCTCCGCTTCCGCAAGCAGCGCCGCATACTCCGCCGGGTCGATCTCTGAGAGCTTATCCGCGCCATGCTTTGCAAGCAGCTCCCTCACTTCCTCCGTGTGTCCGGAGCGGGACTTCTCCGCCAGCACCGCGCGGACTTCCTCCAGCGTCAGCGGCTTCTCCTCCTGCTCCCGTTTTGCCGCAGGCTTGGCATCCTTCTTCACTGTGTCCTTCTTTGCAGCACCCTTTCCGGTCTTTCCCGCTTTCTCCGGCTCCTTTGTGGTCGTCAGCTCTGCCTCCGCTGCGCCATTGTCCGCCACCGCATCCGCAACGGCCTGCAGGCTGTCGGCAAGGGAGCGCAGGTCCCCGATGACATCAAGCAGTAACTTCACTTTTCCCATGTACATTTCCTCCTTCCATGACTTCACTTATCGCCAGCTCCCGGACGGAATCGCCCGGAACAATGATGGTCAGCCGCTGCTTATCCCCAAGGAGGAAGCGCAGGAGGCGCTCCCTCACGGAAATATGGCGGCAGCTCACAATCCCGCCGGAAACCGGCTTTTTGGAAACACTGATTCTGAGATTGTGCTTCATACCCGTATCCTCCATTTCCGGGGCATTTTCCAACGCCCCTGTTTCTTAGCCACGGGAAGGGTCAAAACTTGAGGGTATCGGGAAAATTTTTCTGAAATTTTTTTCTGCGGTCTTCAGCCGGTGGGAAACGGCGCTCGGTGTGATCCCCAGACGGGCGGCATATTCCTGTTTCGGAACGCCTTCAATATGTACTGCGATAAGAATCTCCGCCTGGTCGGGCTTCAGATGCCTGCGGAGCATGGCACACACGGCCTCATAATCCTCCCTGCGTTCCTTTGCCGCCTCGCCGGCACTGTCTGAAAACAGGTCGATGGCATCGCCCGCAGGACTTTCCTCATCACTGGCCGGCCTCGCATATCCCTTCCTGCCGTCAAGGCGTTTCGGCACCGCGTCACCCAGCGTGTGCCTGTCGTGCCTGTGCCACCCGTTATAGGTTTCTTTGTTAAGACGGTCATAAAGCTCCTGCAGGGTGCCGCACCGTTTCACCTTATCCTTCTTCCCTTCTGGCGCATCCGCAAGGCGCATCTGATAATCCTGCTCCAGCACCGTCATATAGTCCCCGTCCGGGATTTCCACCGTGGTATAATGCGGAACCCCATTTTTGATGTCCTCCTCATACAGAATCCTGATCTTCAT